TCATATAGTTTTTTTGAGAATAAGTTCGGTTTGTTCTACTACAATAGGTTCGAATTCATAAAACTTTCTTCTTTCCTTTTCGTTGACCCAAGTTTTCAATCTAAGCGTATGGCTGGATGAATTTTCAAACTTGAAATCGTAGAAAGGAAAGTATTCACAAGTGCCATCTTCCTTTTCAATTCTTACCTTCTTGGCTAAATCTTCTTCATCAAAATCATAAATTAGTTTCACTTTTTTCCTCCTGTTTTTGATTGCTATTTCAAAATCCTCGTGAATCTTCCACAATGCTCGCATTTTAATCGGTTTTGATTTTCTATTTTTTCGTTTAGTTCATTAATTAGATTTACAAAATGATTAGCTCTCCACTCTTTTATTTGCTCTTCACCAGCAACCTTCTTCATGAACCAAATCGGATCTACTTCACTTTGACAAATTTGGCATTCTAAAAATGGAGACCCTTCGATTATAAAAACTTTATCGTGCTCACATTGTTTTTTAGATTTATCAGAACGTTTTACAGACCACGTTCCGAGTTCTTTGAAATCGATCAGATTGCTATTATCTGAGTCCATTACGGACCATCCCACTCCGGGAGATTTGAATATTCGTGTTCGGTCATAGGCAGAACTTTGATTCGGATCTCGTCATCTCCTGATTCAGCATCCAAAATAACATCTGCGATCAATGTAGGATCTTTCGTCTCCCAATGCATGCCCAGTGCAGTAATTAACGCACTAACGCTCGTCGCAAATCCTATATCAAGTTGCAGTGCTTGATTCCTAAAATCGTTCATCTAAAAATCTCCTTCGGAAATTCATTCCATACTCGCCCATCCAATTCTCTCCCAGATTTTTTTTTATTTCTTCCTCCCCATTGTTTGAAAAAAAATGGGACCCTTGCGTCATTACACTGATCGCGAAGTGAACGAATCCATTCTACTTGAACCGGTCTCGCTCGTTGTCCGGATTCGCCGCCTGCAATAACCCAATCGATAGGAAAACAGTCAATATATCCCCAAGCGTTCAAATAAATGGAAACATCAACTTCTTCGAGCAATGGTTCGCAGGACAGAAATCTGACTGTTGTTGGGATCTGTATTAGATGTTGAATCCGTTCTACAACCTTTTGGTTTTCGATCGACGTTCCCAACCAAACATTTTCAAAATTAAAATGCGTTCTCGAAACGTAATATTCTTTTGCTCTTTCGATTCGTTTTGTAAGAATTTGAAAAATATTATCAGGACATTCTGCAATAACCGAATGAACCTGATCAATAAAATCAAAAGGGACCTCATCGTGAAAAAGGTCAGACATGGAATCTACAAATATCCGTTTTCCTTTCATGGTTCGTGGAAAATCCAATCGTTTCGGATGCAATTTAACTTCTGAAAATTTCCCCCAGTTCTTTTCGAAACGTTTCGTTAGAGACTCGGCGTAGCAATTTTTACAACCACTTGATATTTTTGTGCAACCGGTCGTCGGATTCCAAGTCACGTCAGTCCACTCAATCTTTGTGTTATTCATTGATCTGGTTATTTCCGATTTCTATCAAAGCATTCAATCATCGAAATAGCTACAGCGGCAACTTGTATCAGTTCGTTTCTGTATTCAGAGTAATCATGATTTTTACCCTCGTATCTAAAGTAAGATTCAAGAGCGGCTTTTTGAACTTCGCCAACTTCTTCGCCAAGTATCATGCACCATTCTGCAGGTTTGTGATTTTGTGGACCGAATTTTAAATCTTGTTTATCGCGTTCTTCGGAGATCTCTTTGAAAATGTTTTCTCTCACTTATCTACCTCCCTATATTCCTCTACATAAAATCCGCTTTTAAATAACCAACGAGCAACGCGAGATCTATGGCATTTATCTGGGTCTTTTTCGTAACAGCACAATGCAATTGGATTATTGTTTGCGAGCGTTTTGAGTTGATTAATTATTTCTATAGCATTCAATTTATCTAAATTAGAATCAAATTCGTCCCATTCATACCCATCTTCCAGCATCTCTTTAGATGGAGCCAGTGCTTTAAACTGAATTTGTTTTCCCTTTGCAATCCAGCGAGGGGAAAATCTTGAAATATTGAAAACAACGAACCCATCCGACAACAGTTTATCGGTTTTATGGTGGTAGGATGTTACGATTTTCATTACGCGCCTCCAGATTTTTCTTTTGGTGATTATTATTGCCATTTAGATTATTCTGTTTCGGTTGGCCTCCACCGGTATCAATTCTAATCGGATCTTTGTAGAGCACTTTGAAAATAAGAAACCATAAGGCGAAACCGAAGACTGCAATACAAAACCAACCCGCAATCGTTCCGATGATCGTATATAATAAAATCAATTCTACAATTTCAAACAGACTCATGCTGATACAAACTCCGGCTTACATAACGAATAGATATTTCGCAAGGCATTCAGTAATCGAAGTATTTCAATTCGTTTCTCGGGATTTCGGGTGTTATAAAGTGTAATATCCTGTTCGATTGTTTTTTTTCCCGTAGAAAAATAGAGATGAAATTTTCCAATAGATAGTTCATCCGGATTTATATTAGGGTTAGTTGAACAAATAGTGACTCGACCGATCCCAGGAGTCAATTCGTGAGCAACATTTTTAAACTCTCTAAAAGTTGAAAGAAAACCTTTTACATGAGTTGTAACCGCCTCAGACTCGAAGCTATGTGCATAAATGGAAATGTTTCTATGAGAAAATTCAACTGTTGTAATTTTCATTTTTTATTTCTCCTGATCTCTCGCTTCTATCCTTTTCTTTAACTCTACGTAATACTCTCGCATCCGTTCAGTTTTCAAATAATCTGGAAGATCCTTCCAACGTCTTGGAGTCCAACCGCGACGAAGGAATTCTTCACAATGATCGATCCAAATATCCTCTGGACTCTTTTTGAATTCAGTGAAACCTTCTTCGTTACCCATAACTAAAGTCCTGACTCAGTTGGATATTTTTCCAAGATCCACTCCACGAGATAAAATATCTGATCAACATTGTCGCTTTGGTTTGAATCTGTCGCCGCAAGGTCTTGGATGGTTTCCAAAACCTTGCGAACTTTTAGCGGAAGTTCGTTCATGCGGCGTCAACCTCCACCTCTGCATCCAGCTCGGTCGGCTTGACATAGAACCGCTCACGTTTCGCCTCAACCTCTATCCCGAATTCCTTCTTGGCACGAACCGGATCTGACAAAATTCCATCCTTATCCAATTCGATTTTTACTCGTAGAAAAACCTTTCCACATCTCTCTATAAACTTTTTGTAAAGTTCGTAGATGGTTGCATTCGTCAGGATTTTTTCCAAGAGTGTAGGTGTAAGCCGAGTCTTTACGGACGCAGGAATATCACGATATGAAACGGAACCAGTTGTCAGCTTTTGAGTTTTACTTCCAGATTCGAAAAGAGACTCTCTGTTCTCATCACAGAAATGTTTGATACGAACTCCAAGGAGATAGCAATCTTCATCGAGAATTTTGGTTTCTTCACGAAGTTTTGTTTGAAGTTCAGACATCTTATCGTTGTATTGGGAAACGATTCGATTCTTCTCGCGTTGTTTTACACCGTAAGACTGAATCGCATCCGCCAATTCCCCCTTGTTAGAAAGGGGGATGATAACGATCTGTTCTTTCTTTTTGCTCGCCATCGCTTTACTCCTATGCCGGTCTTGGATCTTCCAAGACCATTCCGGAAGAATTGGAATCGCGAATTTGCTTCGGTGCTTCTACGGCCACCGGCTTCTTAGCTACCTTCTTTTTCTTAGGAGCGACTTTCTTCTTCGCTGCCTTTTTCTTCTTTGAAATCGCCATACTTTTTTCCTCCTTACGCTGGAATCGACTCGACGACAAATTCACCGATCGCGGACTGATATTCCTTGAGTTCGGATTTCAGAGATTTGACTTTGGATTTCTGTTCGTCTTCGATCGCTTTGATTTGATCTTTTACGGCTTTGATTTTTTTGTCGTATTCGTCGACCTTCTCTTTTTTTTCCTCTTCTAAAAGGGTCACTTCATCATTTAAGGAACTCAGATTTGTAACAAATCCTGCGAGTCCTTTTTTGATTTCGGCAACTCTGTTTAGAGCCTGTTCGTGTTCTTCCTGGTTTGCGATTTTCATTTTTCCTCCAATATAATATTAAAATATTGTGTTATTCGTTGGCGGTTCGAATCAGATTTTCCGCTGAGTGTATATCACTCGGTGACGTTGAGTGGTCTCTAATTAAATCGAGAGCGGCATCCATTGTTAGTTTATGCCCGTCTAAACTTAAGCGTGATTTTTGGATCTCGTGTTGATCTCCGTTTAGGTAAGTTGAGATTGCGGCTTTGCTTAATTCTTTCCCCGTATTTTCTCGAACACGTTTAGCGACTTCTCTTTGGGTAATCCTCATTTTTTTAAGAATGTCGGAAATGGTCTGAGGAAATACGGTTTTAGCAAGTTCGTAAGTTAAAATCCGATTCCATCCGATTTCGGATCTTTCGATTTTACGTATTTGATACTTAACTCCAAGAGGAGTTGGAAACGTGTTTTGAAGTAATATTTGTCGAGCCTTCTGGCCGTTTTGTCCAGATTCAAATTTTATGTTATACGCTTTCTCCACAAAGGATAAGACTTCGTTATCTTTAAGAGGCTCTAAGTTCGTTTTATGGATTCTCCACCCGATCTCCTGGGTTTTAATTAAGGAACGCAACCAAGGGCCTTCGTTTTTTCCAAGCATCACAATTGAGAAAAGATTTTCTTTTCCTGGAATGGAAATCTCATGAATCTTTTTTAGATCTCGCAAAAGTTTTCCGGAAAGTGCTTGTGCCTCATCAAATAATAGAACGATTTTACGTTTCTTTTCATAGGCTTTAGAAAGAATATCACGCAATATTAGCTGTTTTGCATGCGCGTTTCCGGGAATTTCTCGATCCGGAACAAGTTCCGAAATCATAGTCTTCATAATTTGATTGATGTTGTAATCAAACGACTCATAGCATCTTCCCATTTCAATAACCTGAAAACGATTCGGATACGATTTCCAAAAATGCAACATGTGTTCGTATAGAAATGTTTTACCTGCCCCTACATGTCCGATGACACATTCCCAACCGGAACTGTCGACAGCCTGTTTGATCGCTCTAATTACCCTGTTTGTGTTTTCTGTGTCGACAAAACTCATTCCGCGCTCTCCTTAGAATCATTAGATTCAAAATCAATGTTATTTAGAATATTCAAAAGTTCGTATATTTCTTGGTTTGTAATTGAGCCTTTGAGGGCAAGACTGGAATTCAGCCGCCCTTGAACGGCTTCAAAAAGTTGAACAGGCATTTCAGAGCGATAGATTAAAAGACGTCTTTCAATGTAGCTCCACGCAGATTCCAAATCGGTGAACTCGCTCGGTGCCATCGTTGCGGGTGTTTCAACCGGGACAGCGTTCGCCGGAAAGTATCTAAGATTTTCCAACTCGGATTGAGGAAAGAGGTCGTCGATCGTAAAGATTTTACGTTGTTTCTTGGCACCCTTACGGATTTCGTCTCGCAGCCTCATCCGATCGGTTATCAGCCATGTGTTTGAAGATTGTGTTTGGAATCCCGTATGTTGTGAAATGCTTCTTGCTCCGTCCGGATTGCAGATATAAAGATTTCCTAATTTATCCTCTGCTACAATATTTCCGTCGCGGTCTCTAAATAGAGTGACATCTTGCCCTACCAGATCCAAGGCCACTCCATAACTATGGTTACGGTATTCGATACAACCGTAGTTATTTACGACTCGTTTATCGAATGTTACGGTTGCATCGTAAAAGTTTTGTTCCGTAATTCGCTTGACTGGTTTTTCTTTTGTTCCTTCTAGCCAGAGTTCAAATCGCCCACTGATTTGATTTTCATGAATTGTATATAACGTTAGGAAATCATTCAGTTCGTTGAGATCGGCAAACTTCTTGCCATCGATCGCCGGTTCTATAATGTTTTTGTAAATACCGATTCTGCGCTCGACTGGACCTTTTGCCTTTGGTCGGCCTGGTGTGTGTGTTCTAACGATGATTCCCCCGAGTCGTGTCAGCGCGTTTTTAGCACCTTTGAGTCCAGATCCCTTATCATGATACAGATATTCGGGAGTTCCTTCAAAGGGATTTCGGCGGTCGAATTTCGGAAGCCAAGCGCGTTTAAAAAAATCAAAGTAGTCTGTTGTATTTTCGCCCCGATGTTTTGCTCCCGGAGTAATTGCCTTTCCACCATACGCCCAGAGGAAAAATACTTTCGAAAACACATCTACGAGTGAGTAGATCCAAACCTTTATTAAGCCGTCCTTCAGCATGGCGGTCTCTTCGTCTTTATCATCCAGAAACCACCGGCGTTCAATTTTACCCCGTGGGTTTAAAAAATATCTGGCTGCAACAGACGCGTCGACCATGTGCGTAGAATTCGAATATGGTTCGTTCCACGTTCGTGATGCCTCTTCCGATTGCATTTCATGACGTCCGAGACCGAGACGGTTCAACCACCGGTTTGCGGTGGATTCGGTCCAAGGTAGTTGTATCTGTCCGCTGTTTCGTGCCCTCCTTAACGCAAGTTTCATTGAGAGTGGTTTCGGATTCTTTCCAGATAGGTTAGAGTAAACGATTTCCGCGATGATCTTCGCTTCAGTTTCCCGGAGATCCCTTCGTTCCGGATTCAGATTTGATTTTCGTGTTGATTTTTTTTGACCTGAGACGACGGCTAACTCCGATCCAATATTATATTTTTCGAACCTTCTTCGGATTGCGTCTTCCGATAGCCCAAAGGCAGACGCGGCTTTACGCATCATTTCGCCCTTGGAAAATTTTGACGGTGCCTCTTTCCAGGCTGAGTAAAATTCGTAAAACAAATCCGGATCTAATTGTCTCACTCTTGTGTCTCTCCTTGGAAGATATGGTTTGACCAAGCCATTTTTAAGGTTTTGAGTGAGATCTCCATCGTCGCAATGGTTCGGGAAAGATAGATTCCTAACGCACCGTTTCGAGATTCTTCCGGGATCAATTCAATCTTTTGCAAAGCTTCTAAGATCGACGCGTTACACTCGTCGATCATCTTTTCCGCTTCCCTCTGGTTTTTGATTTTGAGTAATTTATCCGGATCGATGTCTTTGGATTTTCTGAGAACGTCGAGTTGTTCGTCTTTCTTTTGAATTGACTTCTCTAAGTTTGCTTGTTTTTTTCGGAGAAGATCGGCTTCGGCTTTTACGGTTTGATTTTCGTTTTCGAGGGATTTGATTTTTCTCTGTGAAGAGTTTTCCAAAGAGGCAATTCTTTCCGCGAGAAACTCTTCCGCAGAAACGACTGTGCCATCGGAAAGAGTTAAAATTTCTCCCTCTAATTGTTTGAGCCGAACTTCTTTGGCAGCCTGAAGGAAACGTTTCGGTGACGCCTCCATGAGTTGTTTAACTCGGTCGCCTAATCCAAACGACTCAATCGCATTCACATATTCTAATGCAACCCTTCCACTCATGTCGAGTTCCTGCTCTACGCAATCTCCGAATGCATCATATCCTAATTCCCGATACAACTCCAGATTTCGAATTGCTGCCAAGGCTAACGCGGTTTGAAAAATGTTCACCCTTGCTTGCGTAATATACAACTGGGCCAAAGCTTTTCTCTGCTCCGGTGAGAAATCTCTCGCCTCGCTTGCGCTTGGAATTGTCAGAGAAGTTTCCTCAGTAGAGGATTCTCCTATCTCGTCTCTATATTCGTCTAACGCTGATTTGGTTGTCATCCTACTGCACCTTAAATCCCATATTTTTTAGAATCGCTTTTGTCTCTTCGCTTTGAGATATTTTCATTGCATTCTCTGCTTGTTGTTCTTTAAATCTTTGGCGCAGTTCTCGCGCCTTTTGAAAGATTGCCCTAATTTCCTCAATCGGGAGTTTAAACTCCATTTCGAGAATTTGAATCAAGTGAGGTGTATTACGATCTCCGTAAGCGGTTGCTGAAAGATTTGGATGACTGACCCCATAGGCTTTTGCGATAGAACGGAGTGAAGACTTCCCTTCAATTGGTTTTATTTGGTTTCTAATTGCAGGTGGCAGTTTCCTTCCTCTTGGTCCCTTGATACCATAAGGTTTTTGTAATGGTATCAAGCTCTCATTTTCCATAAACTTTCCTCAGAGTTCTTAAGTAGGCCTGAGTTTGACCTAACTTGGTTTGAATTTTTGGAGCCAGTTGCCAGCGAAAGCTTTCGGAGAAAAATAAACCGCCTTCCTGGTCTGGCAAGATTAGGTTTGCTTGTATCAATTTGCGTTTGGCTCGTTCCAGGGATTGGATTCCTGTTAATAGTCGAAACTCTCCGCTGAAAAAACTCTTTCCAGGAAGTAGATGGATTAGTATAAAAACTGCTCCGGTTCCGGTTGCTTTTTTGATTTGGTTTTTCCCCTCGATCGTATCCGGATTTAAAATATACAACCCATCGTATTCCTCTATAAAATTCCATCGACTGAGAATCTTGATCGCGCGGTAGATCGTTTTCTCCTGGCGCGTTAGTCGCCTTGCTACATGCACAGGCCGGAACGGGATGCTTGGATTTTCGAGAAAGAATTTTGCTACTATCAAAAGAGTCATATTCTTACCGAATCGATTAAAAGCCTGAGCTTTAGGAATCTGTGTTTCAGACATCCTTCACATTGGTTGAATTGGTATCTCAGGACCGGGCCGTTTCCGCATCGCTCGCACGTTCCAGTTTTGTTTTCGAAAGAAAAATCCTCGGCGGAATTCACTCCGCCGAGGGGAAGAGAGTCACTCGAATTGCAGCTATTTGGATTAAGACGGTTCATGCAAATTTTTCCACAGTGTGGCTCTTTGGGTTTTTCGTATTATAACCGTCATCTTTGTTTCGAGAAGTTTGAGAGGAAATTTCAGTCGGCAAAATGTGTAACCGAATGTATAGAAGTAGCTCTTCTGCGTTGAGTTTTTTTGCGAGGGCGTCTGGAATCTTGCTCCAACAACGATCAAAAACAGTGTAAACATTGAATCCCTTTTCTCGTAAATTTTTAACTTGGTCGCAAATAAAACGACTACGGACACGATCGCATTTTTTTATATTAGCCATTCTGATTATCCTGAATTTTTTTCGTTTCTATCCATTTGCTGAATTGTTTTTTTAGTCCGGCATCATCGATAAAATATTCGTAGACCGCACAACGAGAGAGTAGAATTTCCATCGGGCCTTGATCTGATTCTCTCCGGATTCTAAGAACCGAATCGGCCACTTGTTTACGATGGATTTTGATTCCGAGCGTAGGATTCATGCCGCGCTACCTGTGTTTTTTGTGAGAACTAATTCTATATTTTTGAATCCCTCTGCGTTGAGTGCTGCGATCACTCTGCGATTGTTATTTCGCCCTGAGAAAAATTCGTAGGTTAACCGTTCATTTAGATGATTACGTTTTGCGAATGTGCTCATATACTTGTAACGATATACAATTTCTCTTTGGATTTCTTCCCTTTGTGTGATCGCGTTCATTTCAACCCTCTTGGGAAACGATTGAAGTTTCTTTCAACATAAAAGCCGTCGCGTTGATAGATGTTAAAATATAACGTAAGGTTTATGAGAGTGATGGCTATGTGTAGAAATTGGCGTGAGGAATCTTCTCGATGCAAAACTTTGCGTATTTTTAGATTTAGTATTTGGAATCCATTGGCCTGAATACTTTCTATATAATGCTGAGGAGTTGGGATACAGAACGCGAATGAAAACCAGTGGAGCGAAATGACGAAAAACGAAAATATCCGATCTGAGAACTTAAAAAATCTGTGTATCCAATTCAGTTCAATTTTCTCTACACCCATTGCTTTGATTTCTCCTTGATTCTATACCCGGCTTCACCGATGCTTTCTATGTACGGCGTAGCCTGTATGAATGACATATCTCGTAATTACGAGTTTGTCAAATAAAAAATCTCGTAATTACGAAAAAAATTGAAAGAGCGCGTTTTAAAAATAATCGAAACCTACGGCCTGACAAAGAAGGAGTTTGCAGAGAAAGTAGGCATCTCAACTGGCAATTTGAGCGATTTGCTCTCTGGTAGAATAAAGAATCTCTCGCCCCAGGTAGTTACGAATATTGCAAAAATTTTTTTAATAAACCCGACATGGCTTATTTTGGGTGAAGGAGAAATGGAACTTTCGAGTAATAATTTATCGGAAAAAGTGCAGCTACGTGAGGATATAGAATTCACTCGAAAAATTTTGAGAGACGTTCAAATGCGCAGAATCATTGAAACTCTCCTTGAAATTCCCAAGGAGGAATTTGATAGGATAGAGGCTATTCTAAAGACCTTTCGGAAAACGTTATGATGGAAAGATGTTCAATTGCAATTGCTAATTCATAAATCAAAATTTCAGGGTCTTTTGTCTCATAAAAACTAAGCCGCTTCAAAGCCCAAAGAATTTCAATAACTTCTGTCCTAAAACTCTGTCTTTTACTTTCCATCTTCCAACCCCAGTTCCCGAAATTTTTAATGTAATAGTGCTTAAGTATATTTTTTGATCTGGACAAATAAGGATGTATCGGCGAAAAAAATCCTTGATTGACACACAAAAAAACCGATAATAAAACACGATTCGCACGCGCGAATCATCCTGTGTTATTTCTAAAAGTCAATGATAAATTCTCAACAAAAATATGACAAAAACAAAGAACGAATCAATCGGCTCCGAATCATTTTAGCCGAAACTGGCTTTCGTCAGAACCAATTGGCCGAAGCAGGGAGCGTAAAACCTACAACTTTAAACGGGTATCTGTCCGGTGCGAGACCCGTAGGATTCGATTTTGCATACGCGATTATGAAGTCGCTTGGATATAATCCATTTTGGACACTTTTTGGAGACGGTGAAAAAAAAGTTCCCATGGAAATATATGCCGAGCTTACGCCTGAAAATCATGAACGATTTGAGGAGATTGAAAGAGATCGCGTTTTTATGAGACAGATTGACGAATCTGGAATGAGAAAGGATATAGAAAGAATTTTAGAACTCAGTCGATCTGATAAAAAACTTTTTAGGATTTTTTTCGACCGACTTTTTCCTGAAAAACATGACTAATTTTTACGTGATATTTTTCGATAAGCTCTTTAAGCGAAGCTGTTTCTTTTTTTAGATCTCTTGCAAAATTATAGAGAAGAGTTTTTAATTTGTCGTCTGTAGTTTTCATAATCGTCTCACACAAAATAGGAGACGATTCATTGATAATCTTCCTACTGAACCTTATCAATGAATATAACAGGGTAACGTTTTTCCGCGTGAGCTACTCCAATGGCTCGTCCTTGAACATGAATATCTCTCTTCCGCGCGACAAGTTTATCAAAATCTTTATCCATCTCTGATGGAATGAAAAGCAAAAATGTGGCAATTACATTTTTGTCATTGTATTCGGCCTCGGCGATTGTGTAGCCATTCCAATCGTCACCGACTTGTATTCCATCCCACTTACTTAGTTTAGTCTTTAAGTCATTTGCATTTCGCATGATGCGGAATTTGAGTTTTCCGTTTACGGTTCCTCCTTCCCATTTGTCTACTCTCTCTACGGAACGACATACAAAGTCGAGTTCGACAGTAAAGTATTTCCTGTCGTTCTTCCATTCTCCGGATTCGGCAGTTCCGTCTTCGCATTTGATTTTTCCTTGTCCGTGTTTCTTGCCGTTTACAAAAGAGCCTTCGTAAACACACTGAACACTTCCATCTAAATACGTTAATTTCCCTTTGCCGTGGGGGTCCATTTCAGAATTAAAGAATCCTTCGTAATGATCTCCGTTATCAAACCAACTATAAACCAGTTTAGATGTATCGATCTTTCCATTGATAAAATACATCGTTGAAATTCTTTCGAGGTTATTTGCTTCATACACTTTTATTAAACCATGAAATTTTCCGTTCTTAAAATTACCTTCTCCGATTACACCTTCTTCATTTTGTAATTTTCCTTTACCGTTTTGACAATCTCCTTCTATGCACACACGGGTTTTCTCTTCCGCAAAAATCGGACTTGAGAAAATGATAAATAAGATAATCGTGATATTGATTGATTTCATTTTTTTCTGCTCCCTATGAAAACAATCAATATACAACTTAACTTGACAATTCGAAAACTTAGTTTTCGTCTGCCGTATGGCCAAAAAAAGCAAAACCTCTCAGAAATCTAATAAACAAAATATTAAACAAACTGTAACAGGATATACAACCGAAGGTTCTCTATTCAAAAACATTCCGATCCAAGAGTTAAAGCAAAAACGTTCTACTATCCAAACGAATCCAGCAATACCCAAAGATCCCGAAGATACTATGACGCCGCAACAAGTCGCCGCTCTCCTCAAACGTAGCGTTCGTAGAATTAGCTATTATCGTCGTGAAGGTTTGCTCGGTAAGTTCTGGAAGTTTTACGATGGAACGGTTCTCTACTCTCGGATTGGAGTCGAAGAATTTTTCCAAAGCCGATTTTGTGAACAAGAAGAATTATAAAACGAGCGGAAATTGCGGCACTTAGGGGTCAACGCCGACGTTGTGCATTCGATATTTCCCATGTTAGCATTGGTGACATGGATGAATTAAAAGCACTTCTACAAATCGATCATATCTCTCTACTTCTTGTATCCATAATATTATTTTTTATGGTCCTTCTGGTTTATCGAAAACCGCTTGGACAGATCTTTGGGCTTCTCTCTAAGCTCATTACAAAACGTCTCGATTCAAAAGAAACAATCTCCGTCGTTCAAATTCAAACCAATTCGCTTCCAGGCGCGAGATATATCCAAGAACACGTTACGTCTATTCAGTTCATCAATTCTCTGCGTGTTCGTGACTCCGAAAAATTTTACGATTTTCTCTTCAGTCTTGTTAGCGAAGTGCGAGCACGGTTGGGAAATCCGTATCCGAATGTAAGGTTAACATTCTCTCTATTGAATGTAGATTATATATCCTCGGCGGCGATCAGTGCACTCTCAAAAATCCTAATCGATGTAACTCAGAAGAATGGGATTTTCTTAAACATTCACTTTCCGAAAGATCGATTCAAAAATCACGCCACCAATTTTCGGATACTCGCAGGGGATGCGGAACACATTTCGATTTCTACCAAAGATCACGGAGGAACGGAATGAAAAAGATTTCAGTTATACTTTTACTTTTAGGTGCGTGTGCTGTTTTTCAAACACTTCCGCCAACTCTGAAAGAAGACAGTAAACAAATTCGGGAAACGAAAATGGCACTGGTTGAAAACCACCCTGGAGCCATAGAACGAGCCATTTCGGAATTGGATCGTTGCAACGTTCGCAACATCGAGAACGCGAGAGAGATTCAGAGACTCAAAGACGATTTGAATCGTTGTAACGTGGCAAGCGAAAAGAAAGACATTCAGTTGACCAAAGTATCTAAAGAGGCCGGAAAAGGTGAGGGAATCCGTTGGACATATTACGCGGTTCTTGGATTCGGAATTTTTCTGTTGATTGCTCTTATCTTGGTTGTGGCGGCGATTCTCGCTTTGAGGCGTAACGGTCTTCCAGTTGTAAACAGTCTTTTAGGAGGGAAAAACGTATGAATCCAATATTAGATTTTTTGAAATCCGCTTCTTATGAAGTTCAAAAGCATTTCCTGAACTTCGAAAAAATTCAAAAGAAACAAAACTATTGGAACGGTTCGCTCCTTTCGAAATTAAGCACGAATAAAATGAACACAGCAGCGGTGAATGTAAAACTTTCTGTAATTCCTCCTGTTCTCGATCCGGTTTTCGTCTGCCCGGTAAACGAACCGCACATAACGTCTCCATTTGGATGGAGATCTTTGAATATTAACGGGAAGCTTTCGAGACAGTTTCATTTGGGAATCGACTTAGGAGGTGAGCGAGAAATCAGAGTCCCTGAGGATTGTGTGATTAAAACGGTCCTCAAGAAAGACGAAAAGTATCCAGTCCGATTTCATTACGAAAACGGAACGTGGATTGATTTGATCAGAATAGGGAAGATTCCAAGGGGTGGAGCGTGGACTCCATATATTATCGGAGTCGGAGTTCATACAAAAAATCAATACAAGTTCAAGCACGTCGATTCCTACGTATCGATCGGGCAGAATGTCAAAGCTGGAACTCTGATCGGAAGAAGCGGAAATCTCGGCTATTCAATGGGTCCGCATCTTCATTTTGAAGTCTGGCCTTGGAATGAAAAGAAACAGTCTTGGCCTACGCCTATGGACCCAGCCAAGTTTTTAAAATCAAAAAATCTAATATAAGGAGAATATAAAAATCATGGAACTTTTAACACAAGCAGTCTTCGGGTTATTCATTCCGCTATACGTCGCTCTCGTTTTGTTTTTGAGTCAGTGGGCTTTTCGTTTTTTTAAAACCGAATTTGTCCATCGTGATAAAGCTCAGTTTGTTTTGGCTCTCGCTACCGGAATCGCCATTCTCTTTGAATTGGTGCGATTCGTTTTAGGAGATTCTATCTCTCAACTCGGATACTATGCTGTGATTTTGCTTTTGAATTTTTGTTTCACAACTACGTTTTACGAAGTTTTGATGAAGCGAATTTTCGAAGCAATCAATTACGCGCACTCTGCACCAGTTGAATCAGTAGAACAAGCAGACTGATCTGAGGGAAACTGAATGACTACTCTTCCAGTGATCAGAGAGCGCGGTTTTTTCCTCTATGCGATTTCGTTATCGGCTTCCGAAAACGCAGTTGCAAAACAACTTCGGGAAGAATTCGGAACGAAGACAACCGCAAAAACCGTAAAAGAATGGGCGCAAGAGAAGGACAAAGACGGACTAACGTGGAAAGATAAACGAGAACGTCTTGTAGTCAGAGCAGAAAAGCGCGTTGAGGTGATTGCTGAAAATCGACTCGTTGAAATCAAAAGCAGGACAAGAAATATCGTTGATTCTTTGTATAAAATGCTTACGGATAAAAAGGCTCCGGGACTTACGAGCTTTGAAAATGCTGTATACGCGTTTAAAAACATTTCTGAATACGAACTCAAACTCGAACGAATGGAAGGCGATCGCCTACATCCGCTTGTAATTGTAAACGCAATTTTTGAAGTGCTTCAAGAATGTCCTCCGGTTGCACAAGCGATTCAAGAAAATTGGGATAAGAGTATAGCCACTCGAATTCACGAGAAGATCGGATCTCTCAAAGTGTGAAGTATGTCCGTTGACCGTGAAATTTTAGAGTCGATCCGAGAAGCCGGAACAAAGCGATTCGCAAAAGTCAAAAAAGAAGACCGTGTTCTTTATGGAAAAGAGAATGGTCGCAAAAATCTGATTCCCTTTGCTCGCTACATTGATCCTAAGTTTGAAGATCCGTGGCACATTCATTCGATTGCGGATATGCTCGAACGAATGGAACAACGTGAAATTCGACGCGGCATCATCAATGTGCCTCCACGTCGAGGCAAGTCTCAACTTTGCACCCGACTCTTTCCGTCATGGTATATCGGAAGAAATCCAGATCACAACGTAATCATTTCATCTTATTCAGACTCCAAAGCGGCCCGATTTGGAAGGTGGGTTCGTGACTGTGTTGAGTCTCCCAGATTTGCACAAATCTTTTCGGATGTAAAAGTTCGATCCGATTTCCGCGCGTCTTCTGAATGGGAAACAAGTAAGGGAGGTCTTGTGATCAGTCGAGGGTTGAGAGGTGGTATCACGGGTGAAGGTGCAGATCTCTTATTAATCGATGATCCTTATAAAAATATGGAAGAAGCGACTTCGGAAATTATTTCTCAGAAGGTTATTGAAAACTATATGACGGTCGCGGAGACGAGACTTTCACCGCAAGGCATTATCTTAATCGTTCATACTCGTTGGACTCGGAGAGATCTTACGGGGGTTCTACTTGGAGAGGATAAGGAGAACACTGAATGAAGATCCGAAAGCCAGAGCAAAAAGGAGAATGGCATGTGCTTCGTCTTCCTGCAATCTTAGAAGATGGCTCTTCGTTATGGCCTGAAAAATTTCCGATTGAGAACGTTTTAAAGACCCGAGCTATGATCGGAGAAACAAGATTTAGCGGACTCTACCAACAAATCCCAATGGATACGGTAGAAAGAATGTTTCCTGATCCGATCTATGAGGAGCCTACTCAAAAAATAAAGACTTACGCCTTTTGGGACCCAGCTTTTAGAAGTGCGGAAAAGAAGAAAGACTTCAACGGTTTCGCCGCAGGTGGACCAGAAGAAAAGTTGTTTTACGTTTTAGCGGGAGAGATTTGGAGAGCAGGACTTCGAGAGTCATACGACAAGGTCGAAAAACTTTGTAAAGATTTAAACGTAAGCATGCTCTTTATTGAAAAAAACAAAGGGGAAGATGCTCTCGAAATTGAGATGCAAAGAAGAGGAATCCCATGTAAGGGAATCATTAGTTCAGGTAATAAAGATTTTCGCATACAACAACATGTTCGTATGGTTTGGGATCTCTTACGATTTTCGAAATATGTAAGTCAGGCTTTTCTCAGACAGGTTCTTACGTATACCATACTTGCTTTGCATGATGATGCTCCCGATACACTCGCCGGTCTCATGATCAGCACAAAATTCGGTCCTCAAGCAAAGGATCTAAAAAATAGATTAGGTTTTTTTGAAATGCTATTAAACGAAGGGAGATGGTGATGTCCCGAAAAAGAAAAAGACATTATGAGAAAGACGGAATCGAAACTTACGTGGGAGTTTCCCGACTTGATTCATCGGACGCTGTAGTAAGACTTGATACTTTGATGCACATCGCGTCTGGTAAAGGCGTGATGGGTAGAGATAAACTCAGCGGAATATCAGCAAACCCGAAAAGGATTATGCCCGGAACTTCCCGTGCGTTGTATGAAACGAACGGGTTCCTTGCAAACATAGTCGACTCGGTCGCAGAAGATTCTACAAGAGAGTGGATTGAGATCGAGACAAACCGTGATGGAGATAATAAGGAAACCGGTGAAAAAGGACTAAACATCTCTCGAATCCTTCTTAATGAAATGGAAGAGTTTGACCTCCGAGGAAAAATTGAGGAACATATTCGAGGTTCCCGAATGGATCACCAAGGATCGATTCTATTTTGGGGAATCAAATCTGACATTCCGCAAACCAACTACGTTCTTAGTCAACCGATGCCCGAGACAATTCGAAATCTTGAGTTCATAAATGTTATCGATGCAAGTCGTTTCACAGTAAGAAGACGATCCACCGACCCTCTTTCTAAGTATTACAACGAGCCGCTCTTCTCCATTTCCGGAGCCGAATTAGATTCTTCCCGCGTTCACTGGTTGGTAAATAGCTGGAACTGGGATTCTCAAAGAGGAATCTCAATGGTTGAGAAAGTCTATGAAGGAATTGTCGCGATCGACACGGCACTTTGGTCTGTCACTTCGATACTTTTTGAAATGGCTGTTAAGGTATTGACCTCAGATAAAATCGACGACGCATCTCCTGATAAGACGATGGAGTTTCTTCGGTTGCTTCGGCATACCTTATCGACTCAATCAACTGCATTCCTTGGAAAAGACGAGACGCTTACACGACTCGGAAATTCCGGTCTCTCTGATTCACAAATGGATTCGTTATTCTCTTTTGTTTTTAAAATTCTTTCAGGACTTTCAAAGATTCCGGCTTCGCGAATTTTAGGTCAGACTCAATCTGTAATCAATATTGGCGGGAACGATCCTTCAGACATGATCAGTTATCACGAAGACGTTGCCCGATTTCAAGAACTGAAGGTTCGGGCAATCATCGAACGATTTATTCAGTTGAAAATTCGTTCCACAGAAGGCGAGATCTATAATCTCCTAAAAGGTGATTACGAATCCTTAGATTGGAATTTCAAATTCAAATCTACAATCAAGTCTACAGAGGCGGCAGAGGCAGACATTCGACTCAAGAATGCACAAGCAGATCAAATTTACGTCACAACAAATGTGTTAATGCCAGACGATGTTCGTGGTATGCGTTTTCCGGAAATGGAAGCATTCGGAAATTACAATCAAGATAATAATGAGCATCTTGATTTTACTTCTCCAGAACTACAAACCTCTGAAGAGGATTCAATTCCTGTTCAATAGTAAAATTGCATGTTCCAGAAAACGAATAAAAGGGCATTTTCCGGGGTTTTCCTTATAGAGGGCTATCTTTGGTCGCATTTACATTTGCTGAACAAAGCTGAACTGGTTCTAATTCGAAATACGAGAATCCTAAACTATGTCGTAAACCGCTTTTTCCATCTTTCGAAAGGAATAGGTAAAAATCGATGTATCCGTTAAGTTTGGAACGACAATATTCAAATCTCTGGAAATCAGAAATTTCAAAGTTTGCGGAAGAGATAAACTCGAAAGTTCTTAAACAGGTAAAAGAATACACTAGTACTAGTGAAGCTCGCGCCGATTCGTATGCCTATACTCCGGTTGTGCGTCTTGATGTTTCTGATCTTCGTGGATTTCTCATTCAACTCAAAGACCAATATGGAGATTTTGTTCCTCACAAAGAATTTGAATCTCAAATAAAAAGAAACGTTCACCTGATCGACGCATGGTCAAGGGATAAGACAAATGAGTTCGTTAAGAAACAGTATGGAAATATGAACTCCCCTCCGATCGCCGGGGTTGTCGGTGGAAACCGATCAAACTACAGAATCCCCGCTATAAAAATTCCTGAGAAAGAATCTCCTCAAGTTTGGGACAAAGTGAATCAGATGATTAAGGAGCAAACAAATCTTGCTTCAAACGCATTCCGGGATCACTTCGAAGCAGTTCAAAAAATCGTAACCGATGGTCTTTCTAAGGGATTGAAATACGAAGATATAGCCGCAAAGATAAAAGCCGCCACCGGCATTTCAGAACGACGAGCTGAATTTTGGGCAACAGATCAAACGGGAAAGTTTTTTAACCAGCAAAGTAGATTGAGACAGACTAAAGCAGGTTTCCCCGGATATTTTTGGAGAACACAAAAAGATTCAAGAGTTCGTGACAGTCACTACCACGTTGCAGATAAATTTTATACTTGGGATTCTCCTCCTTTAGTCCAACGGAAAGGCGGATTAGCCGCGCATTTAGAGCCGGGAGACGACTGGCGTTGCCGATGTTTTAGAGAACCTTCCTGGGGTCCGAAGGGGACCGCTTCGAAAACATCCAACACCCCAAAAAGCCCCTCACAGATTCAACTTCCCCCACGACCACAGCCAAAGAAAATCATATCGATTTCCGATTCGATTTCTTTAAATCTTCCTGATCCAGCGATCCAAGCAAACATTCAGAAAACTCTTTCCGATCTCGATTCAATTCTTCGATTTCCTCCGGATAGAGCAACGGCAAGCGTTCATTATCTGAGCGGCTCCATGTTGAAGAAGAATATTTCAGGTTTGTTCAATCCGAATACCAATCGAATTGAATTGAATGGATCGCAGGCATTTAAGGAGATTCATCAATCCACTTTTGTTCACGAGTTCGGACACATGATGGACTATAATTGGATAGGAAAGCCGGGGCGATATGAAAGTGCTTCTCCTGAATTTTCGGAATTTAAGAAGGTTGTTCAGGACACTGAATTATTTAAACGCCTTAAAAAAATTGGAATGACTGGAAAGATGCTGATCCCTCAAAATCAGTTGTCTATCCCATTGAATTCGACTCAGCGAAAACTAATTCCATATCTTCTCTCAACGGAAGAACTCTTTGCAAGAGCAACGGAGTTATGGACAGCGAAGAAAACGAATTCACAAAATCTTATTGCACAGATTAAAAAAAAAAGTAACATGAACTTTGTGAATCATTACTGGGATGAAAAGGATTTTGAACCTGTTGAAGATGCTCTTGATAAAATTTTTAAGAAGTTAGGTTATCTAAAGTGAAAAAAGTTTCAGACATACTGTTAACTTTGACTCAAGATCAAATCGCAGAACTTTACGGAAGACTTGGAGACCCGACTGCGCCGAGAAATGAAGTTGTCGCCGCAATAATGAAATTTAAAAACGTTTCGGAAGATGAAGCGCAAAACATTTTTGATTTTAACCTTTCGATGTCCGCACAAATGGAAGCGGATACCAAAGCAAGAGAATAAAACTTTTTAAATTCCTTCTCACATCAACAAACAATCTCAATCAAAAACGCCGGAAATTGCGGTCTCTTGTGTGACCTTGCGACCTTGTTTCTCCGGTAGGTTTACGTTATTATTCAATGCGTGAAACCGGAAATAGCACTTCGTTACGATTCTGCAACCATCGAGCTTGAAGGACTGACAGAGGATGAAACTTTTTTAAGGTGTCCTCTCGTCCTCGCTCGTGCCGGTGTATTCCCGTATGTTTACCCTGATGGAAGAATTGTCAGAGAGGCAAAACTCCCGGAAGATTTATTCTCTGCGGAAACTCTCGCATCTATACCGGGGAGACCGGTGTGCGATAATCATCCTCCTGTTTCGGACAACGACGGACTGATTACAGACAAAAACTATAAACTGTATGCAAAAGGTGCGCTCGGTGATTCCGTTCAGGTGAAGGACGATGAAATCCACACCACACAAACAATTTGGGACGCAGATCTCAAAAGCTCTCTAAGGCGCGGAGAAAAAATACAGGTCTCACCTGGATTCCGTGCGGTGTTAGACCCAACACCGGGAGTTTATAAAGGTCAACGATACGACGTGAGACAACGGAATATCCGTTTTAATCACTCGGCACAATTAGAAAAAGGCAGAGCTGGCGACTCCGTTCGTGCTTACCTCGATCACGCTGACATTCCGGATAACGTGAATATTGCCGTCATAAGAACGGATTCTTCTCAAGGAGAGAATATGCCAGACCTAACTGAAACTGAATCAACCGGGCTTCTAAAAGATATAAAAGATTACTTTTCAAGTCTCGGTTTGAAACCGCGAAAAGACGCGGCGGAAGATCCAAACGCAACACAACCGACTCAACAAGTCACACCTGAAGCGGATAAGAACGCATCGACCATTCAGGATCAAATCAAAACCAAAGACGAGTTAATCAAGACGCTTCAGGATAAGATTAAACTTATCGAAGCACAATTTGAAGAGGCTCAAAAACTTCTTCAACAAGCCTTGATGCCTGCAACTCAAGACGCGATTGCACAGAAACGACTTAATATTATCGAAACTGTGAAATCGCTGAAACCAGAAGCGAAGACGGATGGAGTTTCAGAAAGGGAACTCAAGATTCTTGTCATCAACGAAGCATTTCCTCCGCAACAAGGAGTCAGGCTCGATTCGTTAGATGATACGACTTTGAATATTCGTTTTGAATCAGCGGTTGAACTTGCCAGAGAAAAGGCCGCAATTCGTGGAGGGAATTCTCAAAAACCCGATCGAAGTGGCGAAGCTCGACAGGATGGGGACGACCTCGAAAAGATCAAAGCGAGCCGACGTAATCTGAACGTTATAGAGGAGAAGAAGTGATGAAATTTAACGTCATCTTAGGATTCCTGTGTTTCCTATTCGTTTCTACATACGGTCTTTCCTTGATCAATGTGGAACCATTAGAGTTTGTTAAAGTGTTCTTTCCGTTTGGAGGATTCGATCTCCTTTCGTTCTTTGGACTTACTTCGTTGGCGATGATCGGCGTATCGGTTCCCGACGGTGGATTGTATAACGAAACCCCTGGATTATACGGAACTCAGTCCCGCGATTCGGACGATTTCAAAAAACGTGGGGGTGTTGCATCCGTAGGACGGCTACCTTTTGGTTTTGGAGTGATGCTCGTTGCAGATGGCGAAGGAATTTCCGTTGTTGGTGCCGATGCGGTTCAAGATACGAAAGACTTTGGATCTGGAAATTCAGGACTAAGAATTACGACGAAATCTCCTGATATTTGGGCTTCCTTTGCTATCGTGAATCCGGGAACGAATAACGCAACTCTGGGTGTGACGATAACCGGTGAAGGGACGCAATCCGTTCCCTACGTAATCACCGTAAACTGTGCGACAAACGGCTCCGCCGCTATTACTTCAACGGCTACTTTGATTAAAGATGCGCTCGAAGCAAATACGAACATCAATTCTGCAATCAGTGTTTCGTTTCTTGGAGACGGAACTGGAGTTGTCGCTGCCGCTTCTCTGGCAGCGTTAACCAAAATTGCGGCAGACCTTCGTTTTGATGGAGTAACCTCCTTCTCAACTTCCGCCGGTGATCTTGATAATCTCGCGTATAACGACGGAGAACTTTGCTCCTATATTCGTAAAGGCACTGTTTGGATACCGTGTGAAGAAGCAGTAAACGAGACCGACCTTGTTCGAATCCGAATCGTAACTGAGGGCGGAAATCTTGCAGGTCAATTCAGGAAAACTGCAATCCCCGGTAAGACCGCGATCGTAAACGGAGCCAAGTTTGCACGAAAATCAGATGTAGGAACTGCCGAACTGGATCTTTCAGCCGGTGTGTATTCCCTAACGTTGGATAACTAAGGAGGTTATCATCATGGCAGATAAAGCAGTATATAGAAAAGCGGATTCCGAATACGTTCAGAAAGTGATTCTTACTCCGAGAAAAAACGAACTCGTAGCAAGAGCGATCTTTGATATTAACGAAGATACTCCCTCTTACTATCACAGTTATACTGTAGAACATGTGGAAGATACAGGTTCCGCTCAAATAATCGAATCCGGTGTTCGTTCAAACGATATGCCATTTATAGGAGAAAAAGCCGGAAGTCAAGGCGACAAACTCTTTGTCATCAGAGCTGGTTTTACAATCACTCAAGATGATTTAGATCAGGCAGAGGCGCGGAGACAATCCGGAAAAGGAAGTGAATATCCGGTTAGAGATAAACGTCTTAACGGGACGAGAAGATTTATTGCAGAGCAAGAGAACAAAGTCATTTTTCACGGTTTGAAACTCGCGGGTAAAACGATCAAGCAAGGACTATTTAACTGGAGTGGAATTGGGGAAGATAACGTAGCCGCCACAGGAAGTGGAACCGGTAGTGATAAGTATCTGTTTAAGAATAAAACCCCTGAGCAAATCTTAAACGATTTTATCGATGCAAAGGCTCAGTTGGAAGGCTCCGGGTTGTATAAAGCGGCAGGTTGTCTCATTGATGATGAAGACTATTTGTGGCTCCTTAGGCCGATCTCAAACCAGAACAGTATGACAACTCTTCAGTGGTTGCTTAGTAATCAAGACTTGATGTTCCCTCGTGGTTTCATCCGGACCAAAGATCTTTCTCACAAATTCCTAAATAAGAAAATCGGTTCCGATCTGGTTGGCGGGTTTTGCTTATTTGATAATTCGTCGGATGTGGCAGAAATCATTTTGGCTTCCGATCTTGAAGTTAAGGAATCGCTATGGGACGGTTTCGATGGTTACATGAAAGTCAAAGCTGAAGAGAAAATCGGTGGAATCCATGTGTATAAGCCAAAAGGAATTGTGATGAGATACGGAACTCACAAGGCTCCTGCGGCTTAAGCAGTAGAAGGAAACTACCATGCCAAGAGCAAGTATAGCACAGTTAAGAGCGTATGTTGGAGATCCTATCGCGGACTTAACGGACTCAGAACTTCAGTTGTTTCTTGATGATGCAGTCGCAAGCGTCATCGACAACACTGCACTTTCGGAATCTCATCCGCGATTCAATGAACTTCAACGCGCCCGAGCGGCTTACTTGCTCTTCAATGCAAATCGTATGAAAAACGAAGTGATGGCGGAATCGGCGGATGGAATTTCTCGCAATTACGATACCAACATTTCACCGGGTATGCAAGTTTCTTGGCTTGATCTTTATAATCAAAAACGAACTGAGATTCTTGGATTCAAAGGACGCGTTATATAATGTCCGCCATCATCGAAGACAATACAAACCTCGATAAACTCATCAAGGATTTGGAATTCATAGAATCGGCAACGATCACGGTCGGTCTGGTCGGTTCTGTTGATAGCGATCTTTTGGTAAGTGCCGGAGCCAATGAATATGGCGCGGTGATAAGACCAAAGAATTCAAAATGGCTTGCGATTCCGTTGCTTCCGGAACTTCGCGGAAAGAGTCCTCGAAGTATCCCAGGTCTTAAGTTTATTCCTCCGAAAAAAGGGAAATCGTCTGCGATGCTTGCAAAGTCTGAAGGTGGTCATTTAACTCCGCTCTTCATACTTACAAAGAAGATTGTCATCCCTGAGAGATCTTGGCTTCGAGGAACTTTTGATTTGCAGTCCTTTCAAGATGCAGTCTTTGAAGAATACGAAAAAGGAATCCAAGATTTCTTGAATGGAGAACTGGAAGCGGAACAAGTCCTGCATCGTGTCGGACTAAGAGCCGTTTCCGAAATCAAAAACCGAATTGCAAATAACGATCCTCCGTTCAAAGACCTTTCTGGATTGACTTCCAGTTTGAAAGGAAACGCAAAACCGTTACGAGATAAGTTACGTTTATTTAATGCGATCAACTACGCAATCAATGGCAAGGTGGCCGCATGAGTCTTACAGGTGTTGCCGAATCTCTCAAGCCGTTTATTCGACCAGTTAAGTATTACAAGAAAGTGAAAACTAAGAATGCAAAGGGCGAAGTAATTACGACATACGAAACCGAAATTCCTTTGGACCTTCCAGTAACTACTATTGGCACAAGACAACTGATAGCGATGTCGGAAGGATCATATACTTTAGAGGATCGAAACTTCTATCAGCTCGGCAATGCTCTTCAAATAGATTACGAAGACAAGTTTGAATTTAACGGAGTGAAATACGTCGTTTCGATGATTAAAGATATGATGTTCGAAGCCGGATTCATTCGCTATGTCTGCAAGAAGGAGATTCGCAAAATATGAAATTCGAAGATATAAGATCCGTGATGGATAAACTTCAAGCATCGCTCGAAGAAGATTATCCAGGAATCAAAATTGAGTTAGGTGATCAGAACGTCGATACGCCTGAGTATCCGTTCGGCTCGTATAAGGTTCTCGTTTTAAACCAGGATGCAACAAAGAGCGCGTCTTCCTGGATTGAAACTGTTGATCCTGATCAGTTCAAGCAGGTATCCCGTAAAAATCAACAAGCATCTATCAGCATGACCTTTTTACACGATAAGTCAATCGCAACATGTTGGGATCTTTCTGAAAAAGCATTGGATTGGTTTGATTCGATCGAGGGACTTACGGAATGCGAAAAGTTCGGAATCACTCCGCACCTCATCAATGGCGATGTGCAAGATCGAACAACGGTCTTGGAATCCGTGCAGTATGAATACAAAACCGGATTTGATGTGATGTTCAAATCCAGAAAGTTAAGCGAAACACAAGTTCAAGCAACCGCAAGCGCGCCTTCGGTTGAATTTCAGGAGGAAGCATGAGCGCACAAACCATTTCCAAAATTGATCCAATTTCGATCAATATTTTCCTTAGAAACACACCCGTTTCGCAAATGGGATTCGGATTACCAATGATCTTAGGGATCAAAGCACCGGTCTATTCTTTACAGATCTTAAGCGGCTCCGCCGGTCTCGTATGGAAATCAGCAACTCCCGGAGTTGTCAATATTCAAGTGAAATACGTCGTTTCCGGAAACAGCACTTCCCTTTCAGTTGTTCGCTCCGGAACCGGTGCTTCTAACGATCCGTATATCATAACGGTCAATATCGCAACGGACGGAACCGGTCTTCCAACGTCGACGGCTCATCAAATCAAACTCGCGGCAGAGGCGGTTTCAAACGTTGCCGGTGCAACCAAGATCGTGAACATTATTGAGGTTGCGAATACCGGAAGCGGAGTTGTTTCCGCGTTTGCTCAATCCGCTTTGAACTATGAGCGATATATGGAAATCACATCGGCGGATGACCTTCTTGAACTTGGATTTTCTTCTTCTGATAAAGAATACATCCAAGCCACGAAAATTTTCAGACAAACTCCAAAAACAAAAACAGTTGCGGTTTTTCTTTTGACCGCCTGGGCTAACGCTCCGGAAGAAATCGCGAGTTTAAGAAACTCCGGGAAAGATTCCTGGTTTAAAACCGTCGCAACAACCCACACGAAAACCGAAATTCTCGCCTTAGCTGACTATCTCGCATCGATCGAAAAGATGTATTTTGCCTGCACAGACGACCTCACGACACTTGTGGGAAGGAATTCGATTTGGGAATTTATCACTCTTCACAAGAACCCAGATTCATTTCCGGAAAGTGCTTGGGTTGGAAATACGGCTCCTCGAAAGGTGGGATCGTATAACTACGCTTACTTGCCTCTGGATGGAGTGGAAAACTCCGGATACACAAACTCGCAAACGTCTTCAATCTTTTCGGACAACGGAAATCTGATCGTAGATTTCGGCGGAAGACAAGTTCCCTATCCAGGAATTTCGACCGCTCAGGTTTATGCAGATGTGGTAGAAAATCGAGTTTGGTTGAAAGCACGACTCCGAGAAAACATCACGAGCCTCTTTCTGAACTCCGATGTAGTTCCGTATACAATCCAAGGAATTCAAATGATTGAGGCTCGGATGCGGGAAGTCTTCGCCCAAGCGGGTCGTCAAGGAATTATTGCGCCTGTCGAAACCGAAGCAGATAAAACTCGTTCCGATCTGGGAGACTATCAATACAAGATCAATCTTCCGGAAACGATCGATGAAATACCGACCAACGATCGAAACAATCGAATCCTTCCGAACATTACCTTCTCTTGTCGCCTAAGAGGAGCGATCAACGAAGTCGACATCGACGGCGAACTAACCTAAGGAGAATTCAAGAATGAACGGAATTTGGGATCCAAAAAAATTAAACGTGAACTGCAACGGCCGTGAAGTTTCCGGCCTAAGCCAAGCTGACGGGTTCTTCAAGATAGAACCCGTAACCAAAGAATACATCATGTCGCAAGTCGGTATCAAGGGAGATTGGAACATCTCTGAAGTATATGACGGAAGAGTAAAGTTATCTATCGTCCTTATGGGAGACTCGCCCGAAAACGAATTCTTTTTCGCAATGGGAGAAGGACGTCTTCCTTGTGTGTTCACGATGAAAGACAAGTCCGACGGTGGTATGCTTGGCTTTTCCGCACAAGGCAGAGTTTGGGAGAGACCTACGATCGAACGTGGGAAGGAATACAAAGACCGGACTTGGGTGTTTCTTCTTCCGGATTATAAAGGAGTTTTAACGGCATGAATAACGAACGAGATCCAATAGTAAAACATAGCGTAGGCGAATATTCAGGAAAGACAGTTCAACAAAAACCTGAATCTAAACCGGAATCAATTCCGCTTGAACCAATCCTTGTGGAAATCGATGACGATGCACGAGTCGCAACGATTCAATTTGTGGATGGAAGAGGTTACAAACTTCAACATCCAGGAAACCGTAAGGCCCTACGTTGGAGACAGGAAGCGATTTCTCTAACAGAAGGACTAAATCAAGATAAACTTTTGGACAAGTTCTTCAGGTTCAGTTTAAAGCCATTCGGTCACTCTTTCGAACCTACGTTAGACAACATAGAACCGAACCACGTGGAGGTATGGCTAAGAATAGCCAACCGATTTCTTAAGTGGGAGTTGGAATAACCGGTTCCCAAATTTTGAAGAAGTCCCTTCGATCGAAGACTTTATGAAATGGATAGATGACGAAGTCGATCGAGAAATGCAAATCTGGAAGCCGTTCATTCTTGGAGCGGCTCAGTTTAGTCAAAAGGAAATCGAAAATGCACCTACAATTCGGTATGCGAAGATCATGGAGGTGGTCGAGCGAAGAAAGAAAAGAGAAGCGGAAGAGAAGGCAGAGGAATTGAAGTTTTTGGCGAAGCTGATCAGAGGAGCCTGATTTTAATCGTATTCAAAAATTCGAATACATAAAGGAAAAGTAAGAATAAATGGCAGTCAGAGAACTCAACATAGCTCTTAAAACAAACCAAGGCGATGCTACGGACGCGTTGAAAGAGTATAAAGAAGAATTGAATTCTGTAAAAAAACAATTCTCTGATCTTGGCGGTTCTCTTGATTTGTTTACGGATTCTCAGGCCGCCGCTTTTAAAGAGTTCGGTGAATCCATTGGAGACAGCCTTGCCGGGAAAGCCGATCCGGCGATTTCTGAACTTGCAAAGAAACTTAAAACTACAGAATCAAACATAGAGCGTTTGATTTCAAAATCCCGTGAAGATTTAAAACTGGATTCGGAACTGATCGCAACCGCAAAAGCTGCAGGACTCACAGACAAAGAACTCGAAAAGCTCAATCAAGAAATGTCTGATACTGCGAATAGTGCGGGTTCCCTCTCCAGAATGCTCAAGCAAGTTGCGGCTATTGGAATCGCTTTTGCCGTTGGATCTTTTGCAACGGCGTCCATTGAAGCGGCCACTGCATTAGAAAAACAGAATGGAATCTTGCAAACTCTTGCCGGTTCCCAGTATCCAAAACTACAATCCGCGATCACACAAACAATTCAAGATTCGAAAGGACTCGCTTCTGAAGGGAGCCTTTCCCAGGTTGCGAATGACGCGATGAAAGCCGGAATGTCGGTTAATTTCATTTCTAAAAATCTCTCAGGACTGCAACAAGTCGCCGAAGTCACTGGCAATGATCTTTCCGCCTCTATGAATGAAGCGTATCAAGCAATTCAAACCGGGTCCGACGATTTTTTAAAAAAGAACGGTGCACTCTTCTCTTCCTATACAAAAACATTCAATCAAATCAACAACTCTGCAATGACGGAAGTCTCGAAACGTCTTGCACGAGAAAGGCTGATCTCTACCGCACTCAAAGAAAATTCTGCGCTTCAAGATGCTTATGGTTCCCACTTAAAATCCTCTTCAGCAATCTTTCAAGCATACAATCAGAGAATGGGAGACTTGAAGGAATTGTTTGGAAAAGTCCTTCTTGAAGGAATGAAGCCGTTTCTGTCTACGTTCGTTAGTATATTAGAATATTTTACTCTTGGAGAGGACGCACTCAATCGAGTAAAAGGAGCGTTGGTCATATTTGGTTCGGTGTTTACCGGAGTTTTGGTAGCCCTTGCCGCGAAGATGGTTGTAGCTGCCTCTGCAACCGCTGGAGGAATGATTCCCGCTCTCTACGGAATGGCTGTGGCTGGTTGGGCGGCTATTGCTCCTTGGCTTCCGTTCATCGCAATTGGCGCGGCAGTCGCGGCAACAATCGCAGCGATTGTTTTGATTGTGGATGACCTTCTTGTCTGGATGGATGGAGGAGAATCGATCATAGGGGATTTTCTCGGTCCATTCAAAGATTTTGATATTAAAAAGTTATTTGGACAGGCCTTCGACTATCTGATCAATCTCGCAAAGAAATACGGAAAGTATCTCGTTATGGCTCTCTTTCCAATTAGCACTTTGTATTTTTATTTCGACGAAATCGTTGAGTGGTTTAAATCACTTCCTGAAATCATAGCAAATCTATTTAAAGACATCGGCCCAAAGATTAAAGAAACTTTTTCGGGGATCTTCCCTTCTGGTGTCTTCAATTTTGGAACACCCGGAAAGGCGGATAACGTTACAAAGGTTCACGATGCGATCATCACAAAGACCGGCAAGGTCATCCACACAGATCCGGACGACAATCTTGTTGCACTGAAAGATCTGGGATCGTTGGGACGATCTAAATCCTCCGGAGGAATCTCCGTCAATATCGCAAATGTTACGTTAGGAGCGGGTTCACCACAAGAAAACGCTACAATCTTTGCAAAATATTTGGAAAAAGAATTAGAAAAAATAGCGATCAAGCTCGGCCTTTCTGCTGGGCTTTCTCCGGAGACAATGTAATGGAAATCATCACAGGAAGAGACACAATCGCTCTAACGGACGGAGATACTGAAATTGAACTCAATGTATCTTTAGAAATCCAACATTCCTATCCTGCCGAAGTGACCGGACACCCGATTGAAAAAGAGAAAGGAAAAACATCGGTAACGGATCATGTAATTCCAGGTCAAAGAGGAATCTCATTAAGTGCGATCCTTTCAAATTCTATCGCCATATTCTCTTTCCGTCGAGTGACTGTAGACGAAAAATTAGAAACGCTCATTCGTTGGCAAACAGATGGAACTTTTATTACGATGCTCGGTTATACAACCGGCGGGATTCTCACTAAAATCCTATCGATGCTTCCGTCTTTCTTTCGTTTTGTTCCGCCCGATGATCCTGACAAACGATACTTAGGTAGAACTATGGATGAAATTCCAAATCTTTTAATCGGAGATATTACGTTTTCTGAATCTAAAGATATTGGAAATGATATTAGTATAACCTTATCGATTTATCCGGTCCAAATTGTAGAGGCAAAGACCAGGAATTTGAATGCTGTGAAATCAGGAGGGAAACAGCCGATCAAAGAAGTGAACGTAGACCCAAGTAAAATGAATCCTGCTAAAACAAAAGCCATTGTTAAATCATTCTTTTAAGGTTAAATCTTAATATGCCAACGTTTAGATACTTACAATTCAAACCAAACTCTTTTCCAATTCGAAATCAATATGAAATTGAAGGAAAGGATTATGAGTTTGAGTTCAACTACAATTCAGTTGGTGATTTTATTACGGTTCTTGTAAGAGACTCGGAAGGTAAAATTCTATTTTCAACAAAGCTTGTCTACGGAGTCCCTCTTAACCACTTCGTAGTCGATGGATTCCCAAACAATGTCAAACTCATCCCTTTAGATCTGGATGATCTGTATCGAGATGAGTTTGTCGAAATCCCTGTCAACAGAGACACGCTCGGATCTACGGTTCAAATTTATATCATTGAGAAAACGGTATGATCGGAAATCCGAAACTTTACGGTCGTGTTGTTTCTTTGGAAATTCTTCCAAAAACAGGTCTCGGAAAGGAGTTTGTCTATCCTCCGTTTGACATCGAATTCGAGTCTGATTTAGAAAAGCTGAATATAACGAAAGTTTTAATCTATAACGCCAATGATGATACGATCGAAATGGTAGGAGCCAAGGCTAAGGGGCAAGGATTCCTATATCCCACTGCGATGTTAAGCGCAGGATACAAAGATGAAAACGGCCTGGTTGTTTCCGGTGAAGTAATTCTTCCCAAAATGAGACAGGAAGGTCCAAATAAGATTTTAGAATTCACTATCTCGGCAAACGCCGGTTCCTGGAACAGTTTCTATATTATGAAAACGTATAGTAAACTTCCTGCACAAACCGTGATCCTTGATATTTTAACTCAAGGCAATATCAAACCTGGATCTATAACATTAGGAGAAGATAAAGTCATCAATTTTAGTGCAACAAGAACGTTAGGAGAATGCGTTAAAAGTTTCTGTGAGCTAACAAAATCTCAATACTGGATGCAAGACGGACTTTTACACATCTCCCCGCTCGATCCTCCTTCTAAACCAAGCACGATCTTCTTAGACAATTCTTCCGGGCTTATTGGAGTTCCTGAGAAAAATCAAAAAACCTGGAAGGTTACAAGCCTTTTCCGTCACAAGCTCAAATTAAATCAGGTGATTGCAGTCAAAGGCGGAAGTTTAGATGGAGAATGTAGAATCGTAAAAGGAAAACATCGTTTCTCTACATTCCAAACTACGAACTATACCGAGCTTGAGGTCCTTCCGTTATGATAACTTTGGACGATGTAATTCTCAAAGCGATCAAAAAGCAACTCGCAAGCGTTCAGGTCGGTCTTCCTGGCGCAATCGAATCGTTTAATCCCTCCTTGATGACGGCTAACGTAAAAATTCTTTTCAAACAAAAAGACGATCAAGGACAGGATATTGATTTTCCAGTTCTTTCAAATATTCGAGTTGGAACGCTTTGGGCGGGCGACTTTTTTATAAAGCCGGATTATAAACGTGGGGATAAAGTTTGGGTCTCTTTTTCAACTCATGATACTGCCGCCGCGGTTCGTGGATTAAGCACTCCTGTTTCAGAATCTCTCTTTGATCTACAAAGTGCTTGTGTGGTATGTGGATTTAAGGGGGAACTGGACCCGCCCGCAATGACCACAAATTTACCGGGTTTTCTCATCGGACACAAACAAGGTAAATCTCTGATTCAACTCGACGACGATACGATAAAAATCCGAGGCGGCCTAATCGATCTTTCTGAATCATCCGTCCTGGGAGAAACTCTATCAGAACTTCTTAAAATGATTTTGGATGTGTTCATAAACAACGCGGCTTTATTTACAACGAATACAGTTCCCGGTTCGCCAGCGGGCCTCGCGCCGTCTGTAATCACTCAGCTTAATTTGAGAAAAGCAGAAGTAGATCAAATCCTTTCGAGCAAGGTGAAAATAGGATGAAAGGATTAAAAATTGAGAATCGAGACATCGTTCGAGTCGACGGAAAGCCGGTTGTGATCGAAGGTTTGGAATATTACTCTCAAAGAATCAAACACTCTATTCGACTTTCGTTGGGAGAATCCGTCTATGAACCGTTAAATGGTGTAGATTGGAATACAATTTTCTCAAGCAAAATTTCGAAAGATAGAGTTCTCTTCGAAATACAAAAAGTTTTGCAACGAGATCCGGAAACTGTTTCGGTAGAAAATATCGAAATAGTGGAAGAACTCAGTAGTAACAGAAAATTGAATATTCGTTTTTCTGCAATCACTGTTTACGGCTTAGTCTCGGGAGAAGTATAATGTTTGGAGTCACAGAACAAGGATTCATTCGTAAATCCAGAGAAAATGTCATTTCCGACTTAGAGACAAAGTATAAAACTCAACTTGGATCGGACATTGATCTTTCAATTCTGAGTGAAGACGGTGTTAGGCTGAGAATTTTAGCGGACGAGTTAGACGAAATTTATCAACTTGCTGAAGACATATTCTATTCAAACTTTGCTCACACATCGAAAGGAGTTTCTCTGGATAGAGTTCTCAATCCTTTAGGATCGGAACGGCAACCCGCAAAGAGAGCGATAGTCGGCCTTCGTTTTTCTGGAGTGAATGGCTCCTTTGTGAATATCGGAACGATCTGTCAAACTGGAAACGGTTTACAATTTATTACGATCGAATCCGGAACCGTCTCCGGAGGAAGCGTTTTACTCAATGCGCAAGCTCTAAATATTGAATATGGTATTTCGGGTAACGTTGGTCCAAATTCAATCACTACGATCAATACGGTGATGACCGGAATTGATACCGTTACGAATCCGGAGCCGGCGAGAGAAGGAAGAGTGATCGAAACAGATTCAGAATATCTAAACCGATTCCTTGAAGAAGGAATCAACGGAGGGAGTTCAGCCGCAAACGTTCAAGGCGCGTTGAATAATATAGAATCCATTCTTTCCGCACGAGTTTATGAGAACGTTACTGATTTCGTAGACGTTGAAGGTCGAAATCCTCACTCAATGGAAGCAGTCATCGAAGGTGGAACACCTGCAGAAATCGGAGATTGTTTCTTAAAGAATTGGCCAGGTGGAATTGAATCGATAGGAACGTATACGACTACTCTGATTGATAACAAAGGAGTTCCCCGAACCTATTACTTCAATCGTCCTACAGATGTTCCAATTTTTGTTACGGTCGGGATCGTTCGAGATATTTCACTTTGGGAAACGGGTTCTGAATCCATCGTAAAAACGAATTGTATCAAAGTGGTTGGTGGTATCGATACAATAGGACCGATTTCAACCTCATATAAAGGGGACGGAACCGGCGAAGATGTTTTCGCGTGGAAGTTGATCGCTTCTCAGAGCGGTCTTTCGGAATACGATTCGGTCAAGGTGCTTGGAATCAAATCTATGACGGTCAAGGTTGGCCTTTCGGCACCTGCAACATTAGACGAACTTATTATTAGCAGCCGACAAAGAGCAAAACTCGTTACCACAAACATACAGGTCAATTTTATATGAAGACCATCGAAGATATACTTCAAAAATATCCGACATCTCTTTTTACCCGTGATCCAGATTCGGAAATCGGAAGGAAGTGGCAAGCGGATCTCGAATTGTTAAACGAAGTGCGTTACGTTTTAGAGGCAATCAAAGGTGCGACAGATTACAGAATTCAAAGCAGCGCAATTCTCGACCTAATCGGCAAAAATCTAAAACAACCGCGCAACGGTATGGATGATTTTCGATTTCGAATTTTCCTTTCGATCGCCCGACAAAAACAAAAATCGAAAGGCGACATCCATTCAATGAACGAAATCGGTTCTCAGATTCTTGCGGGAACTGGAACGTTATACGAAATTCAAGAGCTTTGCTATTCAGGCATTCCGATGTTCTTGGACGGCTCTCTAACTTTGAATGGAGAGTATCCTCTTTCGGGAAGTTCAAAAAGACCTGCTACGATTCGAGTTATCTTTTCGGGTTCGCTTGATTCTGTCGTAGTAAGTCCAGAGTTTAACAAAGCGATCGCTCAAATTCGTGCAGGCGGTGTTCGCTCTATCATAAACTACCGTTTTGAGACTTCAACACTCTCCGGAAAACTATATGGTTCTGCCCTTCGCTCATCAATCTTAGACGGAACATGGCCGCTCAACGGTTTTACGATTCTCTCCGGAGGCAATGTCGGAATTCAACCGTATGAAATCGCGTTCGGAACGGGTGGACTTGTATCCGGAATCCCTCGATCTCCTCAAGACACGGATACAGGTCTTCAAAACGAAGTTTTTCGGAAGTTAGTAGAAATTCAAAACAATCCAGATGGCACAAGAAGTTTCAAGGCAACAATCAAACAGTCTGAACTTATCGGACAAAGTATCAATGAGATCGGTCTGTTTGATGAGGACGGAAATTTACTCTTTCTTAAAACGTTTCCTTCGAAAGCAAAAGACAATTTAATAGTTTATGATTTTATAATAAATGAGGAGTTCCAATGATTCAAATTCTTGTAAGAGAGACCACGATTGAAATAGCGGGAAAAGAGAAAGCACGGATCGAAATGCTTCCCGTGGCTGTCTTTTCAGATCACGCGAATCTTGTAGAATATTGTGAGAAGAAAGGTTTTCAGAAAACCGGGTCCGGACTTGAATCTGAGTTCTTTAGAGACATGGATTTGCAAAAAATGAAAGAACAAGTCAGATCTTATTTTAAGATCGAACAACCTTTTAAATTGCATGAACGTTTTGTAATATTTGAGCAGGAGTTAAAATAAGAAAATGGCAGTATTTAATCCGACAAAAACACGCACTTGGTCTAAAAATACACCCGCGGACGGGGATTTGATTGACGACGAAATCGATCGATTATACGAAAATGATCAGTATTCAAAAGATCGTATCGACGTAACCGATGCAAATATTTTGAATCTACTCATTCCTTTGGGAAGCATTATAGAAGATAATCTGAATATTGCACCGTCGTCTATATTTAAAGAAGCGAATGCACAATCCATTTCAAGAACTACGTTTTCAATTCTCTGGAACTTGGTTCATAAAACGGTAGCCGGAATCGTTCCAGCAACGGATCGAATCACTGTAAACGCCCACGGCTTCACGGAAGGACAACTTGTTAAGTTTGCCTTTACTGGAGGTGGAATTACTGGCCTTACAAATTATTATGTTCGCAATCCGACGACAAACGATTTTCAGATTTCTTTGACTCAAACTGGAACCATTATAGATCTCACGTCTTCTCAGACTGGAGAGATGATTGTAAATGTAGAATATGGATTCGGGGACGGATCAACAACGTTTAACGTTCCGGACCGTCGTGGTATTTTTGCCAGAGGAGCCGGGATACATGGGACAAGAGCCAAAGCGGCGGGCGGGAATTATGATGGTGGTGCAGTTGGATACGCGGGACAAGACAGGTTTCAGGGGTTTGTGATTAACGCGATTCAAAACGGTGGATCAGCGGTTTATCCGGGAAGTGCTGTAGGGACTGGTAATCCTTTGTATCCTGCTAGTGATAGCACTAACGGAACGCCGAGGACCGGCAATGAAACAACTCCTACATACGTAGCAGTAAAATATAAAGTGAGGGTAGCATAATGAGCAATTATGTAATCGATAAATATTCTAAAAAGGTTATATGGATCAATCCAGATCCGAACCAGTTGTCTGGAAAATCTGCTTGGTCAGATTTCAATTCAGAAACACACGAAATCGTTCACGCAATCCACTATAACCCGCAGATAGGAGAGATATTCAAAGCAGACGTTTTAGACGGAATTGCAAAGGACTTTGAACCGAAAAAGGTCTACGAAACAAAAACGATGGCCGAGCGAGTTCTACAGAATTGGGAAGATGAAATCGATCCCGCGACGGAAACCGAGGATGAACCATTGAAAGATTCAAATGGGAATTTTTTGACTTACCAAAACCATACTGAGTCTGGTTGGGTCGCCGACGATAAATTGATACGAGAAGCACTTCTTACAACAAACAGACATATTTTTAATTCGCAAGTCGAATCTTACTATGGAAGCGTTCCCTATCGAAATACGACTTGGGATTCGGGTAGAAAATATCTGGAGAATATTCAAAAAACTTTATCCATTTATTCTAAACGAAAAATTCAAATACCGAAGTGGAGAGACGCGAATAATATGTCCCATTCCCTCAATTCGGAGGAGTTATCGGAACTATCGGATTTAATCGAATTGGATCTTTTCAATGCGGGCCAGAGCCTATACTCTAAAAAATGGGCTACGGAAGAGAAGATCACTTCGATTCCGCAAGGGGAGACATTGGATTTGACGAAGATCTGGGATTAAGTAAAATCGTTCAGTTGCGTTTTGCGTGCGTTTTGGCGATTTTGAACGTGCGCGCAAACAACTAAAAAAAAACAAGACGATTGGATGAAAACGTTTTAGCATTCTTTTTTAGATCCTACTCAGAACTATATAATAAAATATCCAGTATTTTGCGTTGAAACAAGACTATTGTAATAAAAATTTAAGGCACTTAATTTTATAGGATCAGTAAAGAGAATATAGTAAAATTCCGTTTAACGTGAATAAAGATTTTCTCCAAAAACGATAATTGCCGCATTTTTTAGAGATTCACCATAAAATTCAGATTTGTAATAGTTCCCACGTTCACTAGAATAAGACTTAAAATCAGATATAAAATCGTATTTTATTTTTACGGAACAATAAACTTTTAAAAATCTCTATAAAATTCCAATGTAACGATCTATCATTAAATTTACTGTATAAAATCGCCGTTTGGACAACCATCCTTAAATAAAAAATTCATTTTATAAGGTTCCCTTTTATAAAGCAGATACCCCAAATTTTTACTAAAGATGAAAACATATTATAGAATTTGAAACGATAAACAAAGATATTTACTCAATCAAAATGTATTTAAAAGATTTATAATTAT